TATTCAAATTATAGTCAGTTCAAAAACGTTGACAGTAAAGTAAATGCAATGATTGCCTTTGATAAGTCTGGTGTTCCAGGACAAATTATTGGCTCAGATGGTACTAACGGATTGATTTGGGTATCAGACGACCCTTCTTCAGCATCATATTGGAGCGAGTATCCAGCTACACAAACGGTAGATATAGCAAACAATGATATTGAAAATGTAAATAATTTAACAGCAGATAAAATAAAAATTGGCGAATTAAGTTTTGAATCAGCATATCCTATAGGAATTGAAGTAGCCTTTGATGAGAATACGTTTACTACTGGAATATTAGCACAAAATAAAGATTCTGCTGATGCATCTTCTGTATCTATTTTGCTAACGAATAATCTTGGTACGGATTCTGCATACTATGGCGGATTAACAATGTTTTCTTCCAATACAGTTCCAGCCTATGGATTTCCAAGTATAAAAAATGCCATCTCATTAAACAGTCAAAGTTCATCAATTGTTGTATCTCCGTGGAACGGTCAACAAGATGGAACTGCTAATGAAAATGGAAACATTATGCTAACTTATAATGGCGGTTCAAAAGCACAAATTATTAATAATAACGGACAATTAATTTTGGGAGCAGATAATCCAGATTTTTCTGGTAGCACTTATGGTGGCGATGCTGGTGGTACCGATAACGTTTTAACATCTGACGGAACAAATGGTTTAAAATGGGTTACTCCAGAATATGCACCATTGTGGTCGCAATTTTCAGCAACCAGTTTAGTTGATATAGGCGGAAATGATGTCCGCTATATTGACGGTCTATCCGCAAATAATATTTTAGCAGAATCAGACATAACAGTTAATAGAAGCAACACTGGTCTTACCAATTTACCACCAATTATAGTAGGAACATTAACAAGTACTGTTTTTGAGTATCCTCCCGAATTAGATACTTTTGGCATAGTATATGGAGTTTTTACGAATCCAGTTCAAGTTCTTTTTGATGCCGGGGTTTTTATAACTGGAATAACTTATTACGCAAGGGCAACAAACGGTCAAACATTAGAATTTAGAGAGACAACCAATCCGCTTGACCCCCCATTAGATTGTACTGTTTTTACTGCGGGACAAATCCCTTTTGCTTATATGTATGCATCTCCAATAATTCAAACAGCAGTTTTGAGTGATACTTTAACAATTACAACTGAAACTGATGTATCTGTATTATCAGCTACCAATCTTACCTTTAATGACGTGCCATATAGTCGTAATATGGTGAATTCAACTTTGGTATATTCTTCTGCTGTGATATATGCAGATTCGACATATCCACCAGCAACAAATCTTTTAATCAGAAACACGTATGGTTACAGTGGTTGGGCCTTCGTTAATACTGATCCGAATTCCAAATTCAACTATTATTTTGCACCCCAATCACCAACAACTCAAGTTCAAGATATTAAGGGAATTTCATTCAATTACTTTAACGTGACTCAAACTTCTAACGTTGATCAAATATTTTGCACGATATATACTCAACCACAAGTAGGTGATCCAACTTTTTATCATAGCAAGCGGAATTATATTTTTGACCAAACAATCACTCCTACTATCAACACGGCATATCAAGCGTGTGTATTGGTAGATAAAAGTTTAATCTCTTATTATTATGAAGAACAAATACAATATGAACTTGACCCTTTGAATCAAGTGGGTCCATTCTTACCAACAGAAGAAGTATTAGCAATAGTTCTTTCATCATCATCATCTACTCCAGCTGGCACGATGAGTGTAGTGCTACAAAAATTAAATATTATTATGGATGGATTTACTAAGGAATTTCTTTTAGTCAGTCCTTAAAAAAAATTTCTTTTCCTTTATTATGAGTTCAGTTCGTAATCAATCCGTTGTATTCACTAGTTACCTTTCTGGTGATTTGTCTTTGAATTGCGACGCTCATTTAGGCACAAATTTAAATAACACAACTATGTTGTCATCCATACCATCTGCAGTATCAACATCCGAAGGAACATATTTATTCAAATCATCCACTGGTAAAAGTCAAATTGTAAATTGTTCTGGTGCTAAAACAGATTCGTCCGTTGATTTTGTGAGCGTATCGTCGTCTGCTTTGCCAAAAGTTATGGCTAATATTTCCAACTCTGGACTAACAATAGGAAATGTAAAAGTTGAATCTGATGAAATCAAAATCGGATCGCTTTCTGTAAAATCTACGATTGATTCACATACGGCACAGATCGCTGGTCTTGCTGCTGTAGATGTAACTGAATTGGCAAAAATAAGTGATCTAGAAGCCAAAGACGTAATATATGCTGCGCGGTTTGTTGTAGATGAAGCAAAAATTAAAGTAATTGAAGACAAGCAACCAATCATTATTTCACAACCCATTTATAATGTCGCATCTGTATTTGCCGATTCTCAACAGATGATTGATTATATTCCAGCTACTGTTTCTGCTGTAACACCCTATTCTGGATTCTATTTTAAGAATGAAGTCAATAAAAAATGTAATTGGTATCTTGCTGGATCTGCTGGAATGAAAGTCAAAGATATTAAAGCAATTATGCTCAATTTTTACAATGTTTCTGCTACGACTGGATTAGGATGTCCTTTTTTTAATGTTTATACCAAAACAGATACAGTAACTGCAAATGCTGCATCGTGGTATAAATCCCGCAAAACTTTCTCTGTTGAATATACTTCTGCAACTACTTCATCTACTGCCTACAATTTGTTAGCTAATTTAAAGTCAATCCCTTATACTCCTATTGCTTGGAACCATAAAAGCGTAAGTGCTGTTGGAATTCCATTAAATGATAAGGGATTATTTGCTGATGAGGAAGAAATACTTTTCTTTAGTGTAGGAACAGCTTCCAACTCGGCTGCAGGATTGTTTGAGTTCGTTGCTTCAAAATTTACCATTTTTACAAGTGATTGTTCTTATGAATATCAGTTTATGCAAAAATAAAATTGATTTAAACATAATTAAACATATATAAACAAAGATGGCGGTCAGAGATTATAGCAAAGGAAAAGTGTATAAAATCGTCGTTGATACGGAAGAAGAATATAAGCCTTATGTAGGTTCAACAATTCAAGGTTTAGCAGAACGAATGGGAGGACATCGTTCTAATTATAAAAGATGGAAGGAAGAAGAAACAACATTGTGCTCTTCTTTTGAACTTTTTGATAAATTTGGTATTACTAAATGTAAAATAATTTTATTGGAAGAATATCCATGTGACAGTAAAATGAAATTATTAATGAAAGAACGAGAATGGTTCGATAAAATAGAATGTTGTAATAAAACAAAACCATTAAGGAAAGAAGAAGAAAAAACAACACAATACATATATCAACGACATCTTGAATTAAATCCTAATGATGGGAAAGATAGATATCAAAAATCTATAGAAAAAAATCCAAATATTGGTACAGAACATTATCAACGACAATTAGAATTACATCCTAATTTCAATCAAGAACGATATCAAAATAAAATATTAAAAAATCCGAATATTGGTAAAGAAACTTATGAAAAATATAAAGATAAAATAAATGAAAATAGAAAAATTAAATATCAAACAAATCGTGATGAAATATTACAAAAAAGTGGAGAAAAAAATAATTGTGAGTGTGGAGGATGTTATACAAACGGAAATAAAAGTACTCATAATAAAACAATGAAACACCAAAATTATTTATCTTCATTAAAAGTATGAGTGATAATTCTGCTTCATCTTGGGATGATAATACTGAAAGATTGCTTGAAAATATTCGTCACAATTGTATCAAGTTGGAAGAATTTCATCGCGAATATTATTTTCGTATTAAAAAAGTAATTGTCTATTTTAAACTTCCAATTATTATTATGAGTTCTCTCAATGCAATTTTAGCAGTATCGATGGGCGATTATCTTCCTCAACAATATATTTCTGTATTAAATGCCGGAATTTCTTTTATTATAGGAACACTTACAAGCATATCTCTTTATCTTCGCATAGAAGACAGATTAGAGTCAAGTTTAAGTAGTTCAAAAGAGTATCACAAGTTAAGCATTGAAATATATAAAATGTTGAGTTTAAAGAAATGCAATCGTTCAACTGATTCCGACCAATTTCTGAATGATGTTTATGGAGATTACGTCAAATTATTTGAAAGAAGTAATTTATTAACAAACGAATTTATTGATGAATTGAAAAAAAAAGTGGACGAAATGGAAGTTGGTATCTCAATTAAAGAGTAGATTTGTAAATCTACGGCAAACGGACGCCTACGGCGTCTTTTGACATACTTTTTTTAAAAGTATAAAGAATAGTTCAATTTCAAAATTTTTTTTCTTTTGATAGATATATGTCGGTACAATCATTGAACAATGGATCTCTTCAATTAAGTGAACTTGTTATTTCTAATGAAAAGTATACTGGTGCTACTGGATATGTCGCTTCGTCATCTAGTTTTAGTTCTAGTGTTGCTGGTAGTAATTTAAGCACACCTCAAATAGTTCTTACAAATGCTACATCTGAAACTACAATATCTTGTTTGGGCGTTAATACTTTAAGCACTCCTAATATCTCAACTGGTAATGTAGGAGTAAATACGGCATTAACTCTTTATGGAACACCATCAACTAATAATGTTTCAATGGCGTGTCTTGTTGATAATTCTATTAGTATTTATGCATCTGGACAAAGTGGGGCAAGTGTTCCTATATCTTGTTTAACAACTGATATTTTAAGTGTTCCTAATATTTCAACTGGAAGTGTTGGAGTTAATACATCATTATCTTTCTATAATCCTACTGATTCAACTAAAAATGTCGCTTTATCTTGTATTCAAGATAATATAGCAAGTATTTATGCAAATGGAACAAGTGGTATAAGTTGCGGTATTGGTTGTTATTCAGACGGAAATATGCAAATTTATAATACAACAACGGGAACACAAGGGGTTCTAGTATGTTCATCAATACAATTTCTCGCTAATGGTTCTTCTGGTTCTTTATCTTGTGATTCAAGCGGTCAATTAACTTATAATGGTATTGTAGTTAATGTCCCTTAAAAACTTAAAGTATTTAAACATCATTATTTCTCTTTTCTTTCAAAGACTCAAAATTTAATTCTTTCATAAGTAATAGATATAAATTATAGTAGTACATTTCATTTCGTTCAGTTTCTTGTTGGAGGAACTTGTAAATAGGTTTCATTAATATAAATTCCTTTTTATTTTTAAATTTATTATAAATATATTTAAAAATATTTTACACAATATAGACAAGATAAATCAGATAAATTAAAAGAAAAATTTAAATGCAAATGTGGTGGAAAATATACACATACAAATAAATCACAACACGAACGCTCACAAAAACATCAAAAATTTATATTACTTCTGTAATATATAAAATATAATTTTTGGTTTGTATTGCTGAATTTGTTTCACTTCTTTCCAACCGTCTTGTAATAAAGTGTCAATATAATCTTGCATTTCCTTTTTCTTTTCGATCCTAATAGTAATATACATTTATATATATTACTTCTTATTTTTAAATATATTTATAATATATTTAAAAACATTTTACAACTTTATACAACTATGGGAAGAACGAAGCCAATAGATTATTCCAAATTCGTCATTTACAAGATTACTTGTAATGATAAAGAAATAATTGACTTTTATGTAGGAGGAACAACTTGTTTAAAAAGTAGGAAAAATCAACATAAAAGAGATGTTAAAAATAGTAAATTAAAAATTTATGAAACGATACGAGCAAATGGTGGTTGGGAAAATTGGAGTATGGTTGAAATAGAACAATATCCTTGTAATTCTTCAACTGAAGCAAGAATTAGAGAAGAATATTGGAGAGTAGAATTACAAGCGACATTAAATATGATAAAAGCACATATAACCAAAGAAGAAATACTAAAATACTTTACAAATTATTATCAAGAACATAAAGAAAAATATAATACTATAACTATGAAGTATACTGAAGCTCAAAAAAGAGCCATTTACAAATATCGTGAAAAAAATAAAGATAAAGTTGCGGATGTGTTAGCTAACTGGAAATCAAAGAATGCAGATCATATCAAAGAATATTCAGCGCAATATTACCAAAAAAATAAAGAGCGAATCTTATTAGATCGTAAGAAATCTTATTCAAAATCTTCTTTAAATACTTCTGACATTATTTTATCATAGATATCATATATAGATGGTCTATCAAATTTATTCCAGAAGAGTTTCAATCTTATATTTTCTTTGTTATGCCGAATTCGTCGTTGAATATTATATGAATCAAATAAAAAAGTTTTGATAAAAATCCATAGATATGGATCAAATTCCATTAATGTATACTCATATAATAATTTAAGCCATTTTCTAGAATATACAAATATTGCGTAATATAATTTAAATATAATTCTTTGTAATAATTATAATGGAAGAATTCCTAACACAATCGTGGAGCAATCGAGGAGTATCACCATCATCAATAAAATTGTATCTGTTTACATTATGCCAATTAAATGGTGGCGAATTAACAGATATTAATTTTTTGCGAGATGTGCCTAAAATTTTAAGTAAATTGGAAAAGTATAAGCAATCAACTGTTCGAACAAAACTTATAGCAGTTATTGCTTGTCTTAAAACAATGGATGAACCAGAATTACTTAAGGCATATTCAGATATTGTAAAACAGATTAATGATGATACTGATAATACAGTTAAGAGTGAAGCACAAAAAGAAAATTGGATATCAAAAGATAATATTATGGAGTTATGGAAGAAATATGATGATGAAGTAAATATATTTAAAAATAAAAGAATTATTACTGAAAATCAACAAGATATTTTATTACGATTTATGATCCTTTCATTGTATACTCTTATAAGTCCAAGAAGAAATGCAGACTATGGATTAATGAAAATTGTAAAAAAAATGACACCAAATATGAGTGATGAATTTAATTATTTGGATATGAAAACAAAAACTTTTTATTTTAATAATTATAAAACTTCTGGAAAATATGCACAACAAGATGAAAAAATTCCAGAAAAGTTATGGGATGTTATTAAAGTATACTTAAAATTTCATTCAAAGGATTGCGATTTTTTTCTTTGTTCTGATGGTAAGCCATTGCCTCATAAAAATTCGATAACATTAATACTTAATAAAATATTTGGAAAACGAGTTGGTTGTTCCTTATTAAGAAATATTATGATGACAAATGATTTACACGAATTACATCCAATGCTTGACGTAATAAAAAAGAAAGCAAAAGAAATGGGAAGCTCAGCTAATACGCTGATCAATAATTATATTAAAAGGGATTGATTTTGTGCAAAATTTGAAAACAAATAGAAAACAAAATTTGCCGCGCCTCTGCCGACCATTATGCTCACAAAAGAAATGAAAGAAAATGAACTGTTACTGTAACCGAGCAAGCAAAATATAATTAAATCAATAAAAATAAATTATAATTCATATTATAATTTATTTCAATTCTAAAA